CCAAATAGCCACCCGTCACGGTTTAATGCATTTCTTGCCTCATCAAACATCTGTATCGTATAGCCCATTTATTCCTCCTCTATCGTGGCGACCATCGTCCCGACGTTCGCCTCAAGCGTCGCCTCCGGGAGCTGCTCCCACACATCTACTGTCGCCATTCCTGCCTGCAGTGTCCCGACGTTCGCCTCGAGCGTGATCTCGGGGAGCTGTTCGTCCATAAATGATAATCCATATGTGCCATCAAGGTTAAGAGTAAATGCTGTTGGACATTTTTTAAATGCCCCAGGACTTACTACACGCTTAAACCAAAGCCTTAAACTTTCATCAAGTTCAATATCTGGAATGCTTAGAGGTGAGCTTGATGGATATTCGGCAAATGATATACCGGATGGCGCTACATTCTCAGCAGTAGTTAATACGCCGTTCCATGTTGATACATGGGGATTTCCTGTTGACTCGATACCCATATATATCTTAACGGATGACGAATTAACATTCGGATTAAGATATAATGTCGCACTCGATATATTATAATCAGTGCTGGTATTGATTATATCAATGGCCCTGTAATCTGTACTGCCTATCTGAGCTTCATCCTGATTGACATTATCGAACAGATTATTAATGGATGTAGCCGTAACAACAACCGAACTCATCACCCCACCTAACGATAAGGCAGGTCCATTATTAGTTGAGCCGCCTGTTAATCTTAATTCAACTGAGCCAGCCATTATTTTGCCTTTTCGCTTTTTATCTCTTTTATAATAGCATCCTGATCATTAAATTTATTTAATAATTCATTGTATAATAATTCTAATTCCTTAACCTTCATTCTTAATTTATCAATAGCAGTTAATTTTATGGCTGGATTAATAGTCTCGTTTTCTTCTGCAAATATTAAATATTGCCCATCAATATGATTTCTAACCTCAATGATTTTATTATTTTTTAATGCTTGCTCGGCAATTATGCGTAACTTATCTTCAAGACTACTATATTTAATTTTAATCATTTACAGCTCCTATGTGGACAGGTCAATAAATGGAACAGGGTATATATTTGACTTAACTGTCAATGCTCCTCCAGATGCCAGATTTGATGTGGAATCCATATTATTGATATGTATATATAATTGCAATCTATCGCCTATCTTCCATCCGCTAATGTCCTCAGAAAAGGTTATACCGATCATACTGGTGGAAGTTTGTTCTGTACCAATGGCAGAGCCATTTCGATACAATTGGCCATATGCAATCTGATCTGTTGTGCCTAAAATAGCCCTAGCCAAAACAAAACCTATCCTTAATGTTCCATTACAGGTGCATTCAAGGTCAATGACTTTATCATATGATGTTGATGTTGATGATCCGCCAGCAGCCGAGCCGATAGTATAAATCGTAGATGGTGCGGAATAAATAGGCATATACTGCATATAACTAACATCAAAATTATCGAAATATGCTATTCCTGTTGCGTCGGCATCATCCTTCCCGCCGATTAATTGTATTTTAGCGTATTTTGCTCCAGCTGGCGCACTTGCCGACCACATTGAATATTCCATTGCCGTCGAATTAGCCGTGGATGAATATAGAGTCTCATCCGATATTGAAACATACGATGAATTATACCATTTTATTATGACTTCGCACTTAAGGGCTGGATTGTTAACCCAATGTACCCCACCGATAACCACGGAAGGCAAGGATGTTTCATTAACTGCAAAATAATCACTTGTTAAAGTTCCGCCGCCATTACCCGCACCACCCGGATGAATAAAGGATGCAGCTTTTGCACCATGAGCCGATACAGTCGAAGTCAATACAAATGATCCCCCTGGATATAATGAAACTGTCCAACTATCAGGAGTTCCATCTAAATCACTATCAATTTCAAATGATCCATTTATTATTCCAACAGCAGATAGTGAATGACCATAAAGATAATCCAAGTCATCCTTAACATATGTCATTGTTTCATTGGTAAGGAATTTATCAGTTGCAATAGCCGTTGTTTGTAATGATACAAAAGCCATAATTTACCCCTTAATAGATTCTATATCCTTCATCACCGTTTGCCATTCTACCCGTTGAATCAGATATAGCTCCGTATTCTCTTTCTGTTTCGGTTGCCGTTGAATATGTTTTAGATGAATATGAAGGTGGAGCAATAATGCATATTCGTCGGCTTGGCAATCTTTGGGCCTTTATTTCTATAAGATTATCTTTTCCGTAGGCTTTGCGGGTTATTTGCATCTTTACGTCACTGGCAATATTGCCATCAGTTCCGCAAATATGGCTTGTCGTAAATTTTCCGTAATCTCCTACCTTAACCGCATAGTCTTTCAATTCCAGTTTACAAGTGAATAATGCCATAGCATCACGCCTTCCACGTAAGTACCTGGCCGCTATATTGTTTATTGATTTAGCAATTTGTTCATCTGTTAAATAATCAGATCTTATCCATCTGCAATAAATTGATTCATCCAAAACATCATTATATTCATTTGCAGATTCAGCTTCGGCATCAACGGCAACCGCTCTTTTGCTATGACTTGATGCTTTGTTCAAATCATTTATCATGTCCCAATCCCAATAGATGATAATACGCGTTTTTCTCATTTCGTCATTGCTGTTTATACTACCGGATTTATTAACTATATTATCGCTTTCCGTTATTGTATGATAAGTTCGAGATGGTAAATTAGGAAGGTTGTGACATATGGTGATTTTCAATCCTTCATCAATCCACACCTTACAGTCAATGAGTTTTACTATTTCCCAAAATAAATCAGATAAATCTGTTGGTTCGCTTATTAATGCACTGAAATTAATTTCCGTTCCCGGGTCTGCTTTAGCCGATGCAAAAGCAGTTGTATCTATATAACCAACATCAATCGAAGCATCTGTTTCGAGCATTTCTAATAATATATCAAAGGGATTATCAGGACTATAATACCTGCAAGGCTGCACCGATGTTTCAGTATCATAACTATCTGCAACTGTATTAAATCTAGCCCTTAATAAGCCTGTAGCTACATGACTGGTTGCATCCAGGGCGGCATAATAAATTATTTCATCCTTGATTCTTAAATATCCACCCCCGGCGCTTAATCCTGAGGCTGTTGAATTTGATAAAGTCATGGTATCGCTGGTATCGGTCATATCTGCAACGATTTCCAAATCAACCTTAGCAGGGACTTGTATATCATCCATATTTTTAAGCATATCAACCAGTTCAATTGTAACCAATCCATTTTGATAAGTAATTGACTTTATTTTACCTACATATCTTTCTTCCATTTCGTCTTCGGTCATACCATAGAATCCGCGATAAAGCTTTGCAAGTCTCCCATAATAATTGGGGTTACGGGCTAATAACATTCTCCAGTATGTGCCGTTTGGTGCGGATGCCCTGCTTGTAATGTAAGGGTCTGTCCCGACATCAGGCCACGGTTCGTCCAGAAGAGTTGCCTTAATGCGGCTATTGACTGTTATGGTGTCCTTAATCTCACAGGGCAGATAATCAGCTTCCTTTAAATATGGGAGTTCACCGGTCTTAAATGGTGTCGCATTTCTGCTCGATGTAAACTTGTAATCCTTTGTTGTCTTGCTGAAGTTAGCCCAATCCTTACAGGTTTTATAAGTATTGTAACAACATTCGCCTACCGCGGTACATGGCGCAACGCCGAAGGTATTAGCACAGTAATCAAGAGTGAGAACCAATAGTTCAATCGGTTCCCTTGATATTTCTGCTGCTTCGGTTGCGTAGCTCATTCCTTGATGCCTTCCATTGTCAGCGTGAGTTCCTGTTTAATCTGGTCCATCGGCGCACTATGCGCCCTGCCTGGTTTCCATCTTACATAATCTATTTCGTCAGGATGGTTCTCGATGTCCCATGCCCAGAAGAAGGGGTAATAATATTTGATGTATGTATCCCAAACATTCTTAAAGGTGTACCTATACCACCCTGTTGTAATGTATGAGAATCTGGCCTGTATCGTCTTGCCAACGTAAGAGGTCAGGACACCAAGCAAATTGCCTGACTCACTCTCTGCTATGGTTGCGTTTGATGTTTCGTTGTAGGCATCATAAGGAGCATCCATCCATCGTTCCATTTCAAGGTACTCACCTAGAAACAATACGCCCATGTAGGGGATGACTGACGTTGTTATGATATATATTCTCCAATACCTTGCACTTGCCGAAGTAAATATTTTCATAACAGGCGCATCAGAGGGAGCCTTGAAATTGACCTGTCTTGTTGTCCAGTTTGCGTTGTCAGTCGATGACTGCACGCCGATGATTGCATCCGCGGTATGCAGGTTATGCCCTGCTATTGCCACGGCATTGACCGTCTGTGCAGTCGTGCAATCTATGGTTATATATTTAGTTCCAGCGCTTGCCGCCTTCCAAAGGGTATAAGTCCGCTTATCCTTAATATTTAAAATGCTATACCCTGAATATGTATCGGTAGCCGTGGGGGTTCCTAGATCAAATACATTATCATAGAATATAATCGGTTTAGCGTTCTGAGGCGCTAAGTTCCAGCTAAATTCCTGAGTCAGTAAAGATGCCATTATACTCTATCCTCTTCGGCCTTTCTCAAAGCATACATCAATTCTCTAGCAAATTTATCATGGTCGATTATATTGCCTTCAACTGTTATATTATAAGTTACCGATCTGGATGCTTCCGTTTGTGTAGCTGTTTCATTTGTGGTCGTCGGTGACACAACCGAGGCGGTCCCGCTGGGTGTTGTAATAGATGCAGTTGTTCCGGGACTTGTATTCATGATGGTTGCCAGTTGCGCTGCTCCAGTTAAGGCCAATGCTCCACTTGCCGCCCATTTTGCCCAATAGCCAAGTTCAGGGGATGCCCATACCTGCATAATACCGGCTGCTGTTGATACAACAGTTGTTGCAGCCATTAAAGCTTTATATGCTGCAAATGCAGCTTCGTTTTGCTGGCCGCTGGCATCATAGAAAGCCCTGGCTAAATTTGCCATCGAATTGAAACCCATTGCAGTAATATTAACCTTCTGCAATGTTATTGATTTTTCCATTGCGGCTATATTTTTAGCGGATAGTGTATTTATAGCCAACCTTTGAGCTTGAGCGTCCTCATCATATCCAATGATGTCATCCAAAGCCTGTTTATATATTGACTTTTGCTCATCTAGGTTAGCCTGTAATGAGTCTAAATCACTCATTGCCCCCATAAGACCCGAAACATCTCCACCAATAATAGGAATATTTGATATTGCCGTATTTGCAATATTCTGCATCAGGGATTGGGCTTGTTCATTTAGGGATATATACTTGCTGAGAATATCGTTAAGCTTGCTGTCTTGAACGTCTAGGACATCGGTGATATAAGACTGCTCAAGGGTGTATAACTGCTCATCGAGTAATGCAATATCGTTTTTAACCTTTAAGATTTCATCATGTGAACCTTTTATCTGTTCAAGTGCCGGTATCTGAGCCTCAAGGTTTGCCCTGTTTGTTTCCAGCAATGCCTTTTCTAAGTCGTATGTTTCATTAATAGACTTGAGCCGCTCAGTTCTGACAGCATCATTGTAAGCATTTTCAAGCTCAAGCATTGCCTGTATCTGTGATGCCTTGCTCTGTAAGCTATCATTTAAGAAGACCGATTCAAGCTGGAAGGTTCTGTTGAATTGATTTGTTTTGCTATCTTCTGTTACTTTAATAATACTTTCTTCTCTCTTAGATGCCTCATCCATGAGCTTCAACTTGTTATCGTTAAAGGTCTTCATGTCTGATAGCTGAATCTTATATTTCTCCTGATTGTATTCTATATCAAAGGATTGTTTCTTGGTCTTCATCTGCTCATCAAGCAGAGCAATATCACCCTTGACCTTGAGTATATCCTGATTGCTTGCCTTGAGTTTTACAAGGCTTGCGACTTCGGATTCAAGCGCTGCCCTCTTATTAAGCATCTGCTGTTTTTCTATTTCATAAGTCTTGCTCATTGATATGAGCTTGTCGCTCTCTGTTGCCTTGACAAGTGCTATCTCTCGGTTGCTTATCTCTTCGGCAATCTTTATTTTGCTGTCATTCATTGTCTTGAATGATGCTAATGCCTTTCTATTTACATCTGCCATTAAAGCAATATCTTCATTAGCGGCAACTTTGCCCATACTAGATACAGGCTTACCAGATGCCGCCGAACCACCTTGCATCAATTCCCAATAACGGTCAGCAAGTTCAAGGTTTTTCTTTGTCTTACCGAATAATATATCAGCTTGCTCTGATGCTAACTTTGCATTTGATACAGCTCGGTCATAGTCTTCATTGCGTGCCGGTAATCCTTCAAGACCAATGGCAACAAGTCTATTTTTGGCTTCAACTACTTTGAATATGGCACCTGCCATAAGCTCGAAAGTGGCAATAGCCGTAGCTCCACCGGCAACAAGACCTTGCCCGATAGATAGTTTAAGGTCATCAATATCAGCCTTGAACGCCGCCATCTTGTCAGCGGTACTCTCTGCCGCATCCCCTAATTCTTTTTGCAGACTTGTTGCTTTAGCAATAGTCAGGTTATACATATCCCCTGACTTCATGGCATCTTTTATAGTCTTACCAGTTTCATCGTGTGCTATTTTAAGTTTTGCGGTTTCACCCAAATATGGAAGGATTGCTTTTGTCCTACCTGTGATTATAGCCTCGCTTAGTTTAGCAAATGCCTGAGTCGCAGTTTCTCCGACTGTATCACCAAGCACCTCTGAGGCATTGGCAAGTGCAATTATCTTATCGGGTGATAGACCTTTTGCAAGACCTGACAGGGCAATATTCATTGCCTCAATCTTATTGACCTGACCGCTTGTGGCGGTCTGTATTGATTCAACTATTGATTGTGCTGTCGTGTCGTACTTGGAGGCAAGACCGTCAAGCATGTCACTCTGTTCCTGATAGCCTGCGGCTGAGTTGGCTAATTGCCATCCCTTCTGAATAACTGCCATTGAAGTATAAATAGCCGCCGCACCTGCAATCCAAGCAGTCCTTATACCGGCAATCGAACCTTCAAAACTGCTTTGCATCTTAGCAGATGTTTTAGACATCTGCTTTTCCATGCTCGCAACGCGGCTGTTTGCCTCTTCGATGCCTGTACGCAGAGAAGCTATATTAGCAGCTATTTCAACGGTCAATGAACCAACAGATGCCATCTATCACCCTATATGACCAAAGGTCTTCTTGAGTTTGTCTGCAACATTCTCTTCAGGCTTATTTTCTTTATCGTCATTGATAAGAGTAATGTATGCCGCCCATTCTGTGAGTTCTCTTGAATCCATAGAGTTAAGCAGCATACGCACCGACATTCCTAATTCTCTTGCGAGCCAGAAGCGGAATCTTCGTTCTGGCCGCTCTCTGAGTTTTTTATCATGTCCTCTTTGTCGGTTACACCCATTCCGTTAAGTTTCTGTGCTTTGATAAACAGCATATCCAAGACCGCTGCCGACTTAGTACCGAGAGCCTCTATCTCCGCATCCTTAAACAGGCGCTTGCCTTTCTCGTCAACTATGCAACGTGCAAGTAGTTTAGCTCTAATGTTCTGAAAGTCACTTTTGCCCTGCTTAAATATACTGGACTCATAGGCATCACGTTCTGAGCCGGTCAGCGTTCTTAGTCTTATCGTTCCACCCCAAGCCGGTACATCAACATCCTCATGTATAAGGTCATTGATTCCGAGTATAGCCTCTTTTCCTAATATCATATTTATCCCCTTTAGTTATTTATTACGGCGCTGCTGTTGACCAGGCCACGCCGCCTGTTATCTCAATGGTAATGCTCGATTTAACAACATCATCTACTCCGCCCGAAACACTGAATCCGGTACAATATCCTTCGCCCTTAAGCCTAGTCTTGGCGGCATCTGTTGAGTTGTCGTTAAGTTTAAGTATCCATGCTTTAAGCGTCCGGTTCGCCCTGTCTGTTCTGAGTTTCATCTGTGCGGCATCAACGGTATTGAGGTTGCATTCAAGTGTAATTTGTCCTTCATCCCTCAAACCAATCAGCTTTTCCTTGGCGGTTGATGCCATACTTGTTATATCAATGATGCCAGCCGAACCAGAGGGGCCACTGAAAGACTTGACTTCGCCGATAAGGTTTGTGCTGGCCGTGCTAAGGCTTGTAGTATCACCCCAGAATAACTGTGTTCCTTGAGCTTCAAATGCCATGACTATATCTCCTTATGCCGTTGTCCAGCTTACAGCGCCGTCAATTTCAACGGTAATGCTGGCCTTGACGACATCATCAACACCGCCACTTACGGAAAATCCGGTGCAGTATCCAACACCGTTTAGCCGTGTCGGGCTTGTGGTTGAGTCTGCCAGTATAATTGACCATGCCCTCTGTGCGCGTGATGCCCTGTCTGCTCTCATCATCTGCTGGCCTGATACTGCCGAGGTAAGCAGGTTGCACTCAAAGGTTATCTGTCCCTCATCACGCAATCCGATAAGTTTCTCTTTTGCCGTACTTCCGAGATGAGTTATGTCAATAACCGCTGCCGAACCTGACGGGCCCGAGAATGATTTAACCTCACCGATGGCATTATTTGTGGTCGGTGTGGTACTGGATGACCAATAGAATATTGTTCCCTGGGCTTGTATCGCCATTGCTTGTTCCTCCTGTGTTTATGTGCTTTTGAACCAACATGAGAAATCCATGCTCACGCGGTATATTTCTGTGTCTGCTTCGTATAAATCCTGGTCTGACATTTGCAGTGCGTTAAAGGTTGTTGCGGCGGCAATGGTCTTACGTAGTTTATCGCCCAATGCCTTGACCGATGAATAACTTGTAGCCCAACAGTCGAACTGGATATGAGGATTGTCCAGACTCGCGAAACCGCCTATCGTATTGACAGGGCTATTGCTTATCCTCTGATATGTGATGGCCGGTAATGTCGGGTCTTGAGGCATCATAATCGGATATATCCGGTCACTGACTAACGCCGTCAGTCCAGTTGATGTTGATAAGTGGGAATATAAGGCTTCTTCTATCATGCCTTACCTGCCCTATTGACAAACTTGATAAGGTATTCCCTGAATTTATCGATTACCTTTTCCGAGTTATTATATAATGCCGGTCTGAAATATGGTTGAGCCGGAACATGCGTTCTTTTCTTTTTGCCGTAATGCGTGAATCCGAACTCCAACCATCTGCCGTAATAGGCAAATTTAGTCAGTTCGACATTGCGAGATATAATATCTTTGCCATCCGGTGTTATTTGCTTTTTAATTATAATAGATTTAGCCAGAGTTCCTGGTTTGCGTATCTTGTTCCACATCTGCCGCCCTGTTGCTCCAAGTGTTTGCCTTACAGAGGCTTTAATGGCTTTTATCTGTTTTTTACTTAGTGGCCCATTCTTCTGCATTTCAGTGCTTAATCTGTTGGATTCGCTGAATGCTGCATCAATCAGGGCTTTATTACCTGCAACGGTACTTGTCCTTGACAATGGGTATGGACCAATATGCACCGGTGCTTTTAATTTAGCTTCATCCCTGACTATCTTGCTTCCCTGATATAAAGCCTGTGATATGGTTTTATTCATAAGATTGTCGGGCATAACCCGTAATGCATCCGACAACTCTTTAAATCCATGTGTTTGAATCTGAAACATCAGGTTGACTCCACAGTAGTCAGGACTCTTAATCTTGCGTCCTTGTCATCGACATTCTGAATTGACCTGATATTGTATATCTTTCCATCATAAGATATTCTTGCCGAGGGATTTAAAGCCCTGTAGCGCATTTCAAATTGCACAGTTTCACCGGCGTATATCTGACCCGATTGTAACTGCTCTGAGCCTGATACGGTTCTTACGCTTGCCCACACGGTTGCGCTATTGTTCCAAGATGACACTTTAGCCCCGTAAGAATCACGGGTAAAAGTAGTTGCATCCTGTATAATAATGCGTCTGTTTATACGTCCTGGATTCATTACTCCACCACATGGATTACATAAGGCTCAAGTAAGCCATCAAGGAACTGATAGCCTAATGCCTGTACCGAGTTTGCATCATTAAGTGATGTACGATTCTCGTACATTCCGGTTGCCGTTAATTTAATCCATTGCTTAATTGGTTCAGGTACAGGGTTATTCGATGAAGAAACAGTCGAAGTCAGATACCCTGCGGAATATGTTACTGTTACAGCACCCTTGACATTCTGAGTTGTAGGCCAAGTCTGACCATATGCAGTTGTTAAGATCGCCGGTCTGGTATCACTATCGTCATGTATCTCATAGACAGATGATCCCAACAGGGAAACACCGCCGGTGCTATCAACGTACTGAATTGTTATTGACGATGATTCCCTCAATGGTGAAGGTCTTAATTCAACAGGCTTAAAAGCGTCCATTGTCAAAGTAACTGTACCGGGTCTTAAAAGTCTATGAGTCTTATTTTCAGCATTGGTTCGAGCAATAGTTATGAGCGTATTGATATAAGTGTCTTCAGTCGTAGAATCTATACGTGCATGGGTCTTTATTTCATCTACTGAAACCGGCTCTGTAACTGTTGCGCCAACGCTAATTTTTATCATCGGGGTCTTGCCCTCCCACGTATGGGGTTCTGTCTTGCGGCTATTTCTTGCGGTGCGGTTGTACTGGTTTCAGGCAATGGCTCTTTGATACATCCTGCAAGGTACAGCCGCTTGTATTCATCATAAGATATATCAACTTTGTCACCGGTATAGAGACGCTTCATATCAGGTCTGAGTACGCACTCGCTGATAATAGTTGCCATCATCTTATCGTACCCCATATTTTAATAATCTCTTTGGATGCCTGACGCGCGCCTATATACTGCTGCTGTGCTGAATAACCCTTGTCAAACTCAGCCTTCGCCTGTGATGTCTGTATCTTTACGTCATTCTCTGCGTTATTAAGCGCGGTTGTTATATCCTCAATGGTAGGGGTCTTGCTAATGGTATCGCGTATGAAGGCTATTATCCTATGAGCGCCATCAGAACGGTCAATAATAGACCTTGCTGTTTCCATTTCGCCTGACGCTTTATTCTGCCTGTTTGCCATTGACTCATCCATCTTCTTCAACTTCTCATGCCATTCATCATTAAGGCGCTCTTCAAAACCATACAGATGGACAGTCTTTAAGAGGTCAGCCTGTGGAGGGATATATATTTTTATGCCCAATCCAAACGCTATTCCGAGTGCAAACTCACAGGACGGGCGCTGATAATGATATTCGGTATTGTGAGATGCAAGACCTTCGGCAATTATTGTTTTTGTAGTTGTTTCAATTCCGATTGTTTCTCGTATGCCTAAGTCCTCAATTCCAACTACTGCTAAATCCTTGATGCTCTGTAATTCTCCAAGCTTTTCTGCACAGAATTTATCTAGTAATCGTTGAGGTCTTACAATTCCCAAGAAACGCATATTTTCAGCCTTTCCGCCTCTTATCTCAACTGTTTTGCATCCCTTAGCCTCTTGAATGGAATAAGCAAATCCATAAGCATCAAGAAGCTCAATAACTTTGGAATACATGACGTTTTCTTTCTGAGAAAAGGCAACATGGAAACCGTGACTCCCTGTAAATTTACCCTTTCGCTCACTCTGGCCTATAAACCCTTCACATTCAAATGCCGCCGAAAGATAGCCTATATTCCATGATTTTTCTTCTTCCCACGGTTGAACAACTTTCAATATCCTCGTCGGTTTTCCTTCTCTGTGATGATTCGTGAAAAGTTCTTTAGTAGTTTTCCAGCGATTGATATTTTCACCATGAGTCAGCCAACCATGATTCTCAGATGCTATAATACTTGTTCCATCCTCAAATAGGATTCGATAACAATGATTCATAACCGTTGCAGCCTGCTTGACTGTCGTTTTTCTCCATCGTCTTGTTGAACCATCGCCATCAGTAGAGTTCTCATCAAACCCAATTATCTCATCACCAACTTTTACATCAGCACAAGGTATCCATCTTAAATCGGCTGTTAATATCCTAGTTTCAGGCGCTAGACAATCGACAGCCATATCGACACCATAAACGCCGATATGTGTAGCACCCTCCATAATGGCTAGGAGTATCATGTATGTTACCGTGTTAGTGCCGTACAGTTGCCTGTTCAGTTTTGCCTCGTCCAAGCCTTCTGGCGTTCCGTTGTTATACCATCCCATGATTGAGCCGAATCTGTTTTTGGCCTCTTCAAGTGGATATGGTGTACTTGTCGGTATATCGTCCCAATGCTGCTGCATGTAGATAGGACACTTCATCTTTGCCAGATCTGCTACATACGCATTGATGTCTTGCCCTCTAAAATTAGATGAACCCCTGCGTTTCCAAGCCCCATCTGAATCTTTAGTTAAGTTGTGTATCTCAAACCATCTGTCATAACGCGGTATGTGATGAAACAGATTATTGACGCCCCATATCTCCCACGAAGCATCATTGAATGGTGCCTGGTCTTTGGTATCTGAGCATCCTACTATCGCAATCTTTTTCACCCTTGTCTTTTCCTCTTCTCCACTCATCCCATTCTCCCTATTTTATTTATTCCCTTGTCCTCACCCCTCATAAAAGGGGGAGGGGAAGCTAGTCCCCTCCCAATGGGGGGAAGTGAGGAGTTGGGGGTCTTATGTATTTGTATCGTTAACTATCTGGCCATGCGCTCTTGCCGGTTTCTGGTCTGCATCCTTTAAGGTAATAACTGCACCGGCTATTGCCGTTGATGCACTTGAGATAGAGCATGACACGAACTCGCTTGTGCTGTTGAGTCCAGCAGCCATAATTTCAACGATGGTCTGCGCTCTGAGATAAGACGGCACAAGCATTGCGCCACCTGTTGACACAAGCGATATGCTGGTTGACTCTTCCGGTTTTACGGTAACATCAACATATGCCGCGCCTGTCGTTGCAGTCAGCTTCGGGAACAGGATATTTATACAGCTTGCAAGGTTATGCGCTGTAAGTGCAAGACCTGTTGCCGCTGTATTGGTAAGAGTTGAGTTACCGAAGGTATAAGCGGTTGCAGAAGGTGCGGTTGACAGCGTGCCGGTAAGAGTTGTACCGTTAATTACAAGCGTCTCGGTTGTAAGAGCAGTTGTAAGCGTAATCCTTACAGCGCTTGCCTTATATACCGTATTAGCAACCGTGCTTCCAAGTTTAGCAGTGGCGCCGGTAATTGCAGCGGCATCAGATGATTCAGCAACTGCAACAGATGCCCCCTGCTGTGCGGCTATCGTTACACCCTGACCGGCTACGGCTGGCCCCATGCTTACCACGAATGCAACAGACTGAGCGCCCTTGAGTGATACAGCGGGCGCAAATGATGTCGTGGCGCTTGTAATGTCGAGCGGTAGGGACTCTATCGCTAATTTTTCAGATATTCTTTCCATGTTCTTTTTCTCCTTTGTCCTTATTTACGATCACGGAACATCAAGCGTTATCACCGGGGATACGGTGTTTGATGTTGCCCCTTCAAGCGGTATCGGATTCAAGAGCCAAGGTTTACCGTCAACGTTCCAGAAGGCTTTAATAACTGTTTTGTTGTTTCTGAAGAACACATGCTCAGAAGCAGCAACAAACGGACCCGAACCGTCCTTAATGAGATAATAGGACAGGTCTGCAAGTATGAGGTCGCCCTTGGTTCCAAGTGCCGGGCTTCTCTCGTTGAATATAAGAGGAATGCCCATCAATGAAGCAGGAACTCCGGCTGTTGCATTCATGATGAACAGGTTATTGTTGCCCGTGTCTCTGATATTGGCAAGCTGAGGAATCGTTGTGCGTGAAGCTATCCAAACAAGACCGGCCTCACCCCTTGCCCGTGCAAGCATACCCACAACATCAGCAAAAGCAATCTGAGAAGCGGTAGCCCTGTTGTACGCAATTTCGCAAGCCGAACCGATTATGCCCTGTGGTTTGCTAACACCGTTACCCCTAAGGAACTGATAATCCTCTGCCGCTATCATAGCATTACGTAGAAGATTGGTAAGAACGGAACCTGCCGCCTGCCAGTTACGAAGAAGTTTGTCGGTTACAGTGATATAGGCCGCAACCTCATTCGGTGTGAGCTTAATCTCTTTGAATCTTGCATCGGTTTCAGCCTTTGTCTGACCTTCACCAATCCATGATACTTCTACACCACCGAACATATTTTCGGCAGCGCTCTGGTCAAGTGCTGGCATTGAAATTTCTGCGTCAGGCGGTGAACCTGCAGGGATAACTGTTGCCCTCGGTCTGATAAGCGGAGCCTGTACATCAACAGACATAAGGGTTTCCCTGAACTGTTTGGGAACCATAAATCCACCTTCTGCACCAACACCCATTGACTGCTCACGATATTCAAGCCTTCTGTCTCCTGGGTTATAACGAACAGAATAAATAAACTCTCCAAAATCTTTGAACTCGTCAGGATTATCGGCCTGATTGAAGTTTACGTTACTTCCCTGAAACGGCATTGAGCGGACAGCCCTGCGGCTCTCTGCCTTTACGTTTTCTAGCTTTGCAAGCCTTTCGATGGATACATTGGTTTCGTCAACGCTTCTTTCAAGGCGTGTATACTCAGCCGTTTCCTCATCGTTCAAGGTGCGTGATTCTGAATCCGCAACATTGAGGATGGCTTCCATGCGAGATATGCACGCATCACGCCAGCCGTATGCTTCATTTAGTTTCATTTGAATCCTCCTATCTTTTTTATGTTGAGTCTGAGCTTTTCCGCTTGGAGCGGTCGAGCCGGTTTGATTTCTGGTTTGGTCGGTCTGCTTCTGAGCGCAACATCAGTGCCTTCGTAGAACGGGAAGGTAACGGGGGAAACGTCCCACAATTCGACTTTTTTGAGTGTCCTAATATCTACACCGTCTTTGATTTCCCATGATTGATCGAGAACCCTGAACCCGAAAGACATCTGTGATATGTCGCCCCTGTCTATGCTGTGCATGAGATCACGCGCCCATTGTGTGTCAGGCGGGTCAATGTCGATGGCAAGACCTCTATCGTCTTCGGTAAGCGTCAGAGTTCCGGCAATATTCCTTCCAAGCACATAATCGGGGTTATGATTCCATAATGCCCTTACGTCATCTTTGCCGATTGACTCAGAGAATGCCCCCGGTGCTATCTGCTCAAGAAATATATTGGGGTCACCTGCAATTTCATTAAACACAGCGGCATGACCTTTGATTCTGCGCTTTTCCTGTCCGTCATCCGCTCTAACTTCTATATTTGCGGCGTATGTCCGCGTTTCTCTATCTTTATTGATTGACATCGGGTTCCCCCTGTGTGGGTGTCGTATCTATGGCGGGATTCAAATACTCTTCACCGCCGTCATATGGATTGAGGTTCTCAAGTGACCTGACCTCGTTAGGATTCATAATTCTGCTTGCTATTGCCTGTGAATAAGCGCTAAACCGGCTTGCTGTATCGCCCCGCATGAGGGCATCAAGCTTGAACTCAGCAAAATAACCGGCCTTTCTGTCTGATTCCTTGATTAGGTTCATATTGATAGACTGTTCCCAACGAACCACCCACGGGCGCATGGTGTGTATGACAAATGAAAGCATAAACTGTTCAGCGCTTGCAAATGTGCTTGTTGCATTTGCATGTCCTATAAGAATACAAGGGACTCTAAATATTCTTGCTATCTCTTCAATCTGTAACTTGCGAGTTTCAAGGAACTGACTATCAGCCTGAGATAGCCCAACCTGCTTCCAATCTAAGCCCTGCTCCAAAACCATAAGCCTATGACGATTAGCGCCTGTTGTAGCCTCTTCAACCGATTCTTTAAGCCTCTTTGCTGCGTCAGGTGCTATTTTGCCGGGGCTTGTGAGTATGCCGCCGGGTCTGGCATCGTTCGAGAAAAATCGAGCGCCATAATCTTCGGCGGCAAGGGCCAGTCCTATTGCTTCCCGTGCAAGAGATATAGGAGATAAGCCAATAACTCCGTCTGTCGATAATCCTTTAAGATGCCATATTTCATCATCTCTAAAGGTATGTTGCATTCCCTTGGCATCTATATATTTATATATTTTAGACTTGCCATCGGGCGCTACTTCGGGAGTCATATTCTGAGGCAGTAGAGGCGTAAGGCTTAATAGTTCGCCGCCTGAAGTACGCTCTTTAAAAGCATAGCTGTTGCCCCTTAAACACAGATGCCCCATAAGTAGCTCACGAAATTCAAATGAAGAAAGCATGGGATGGGGTGAATCATGTAAAAGAGGGTATAGGTAATGACTGTCAGCAACGTCTTTGCCTTTATCTGCTCTTTTACGATACAGAATGAGGGGTAAAGATGCCAATGTCTCAGCAAGCACACGGACGCAACCGACAACAGCCGAAGAATATAATGCCGAATCTGCGTTGACTGTTTTGCCCGAATGAGTTTTAAGCTGAGAAAGTATTGATTCAAGTGCCGCTTCCCAATCACCCTTTACATCACGGTTTTCGGGCGGTACTCCATCCCTTGTAATTGATTCTTCACGTTTAGAACGAAAGAATTGCAACATGGCAATAGAATGAATTTATATATAAATTTGTCTAGCAACGTTCCGCACGGTTTCGCATATTATTATTAAATTAGTTTCATTAGAAAATTATAATTATTATTAAGTTGATTTTGTTTTTACCGATAATATCATATAGACATAACCAATAAGGAGGTTTCAAATGATTAACACTTATAAGGAATCAAGCGGTGAGTTTTGGACGTGTATTATAATGCTTGCCATAGTGGCGGCATTAATCTTAGAGGCAATTATTTACTTTTAAAACTAAAATTGAGAGGTAAGTATGAGTAGTGGAAGATTAATAGATAAATACGATTATGATGCTACTAACCTGTGTATTAGACTTGAACAAAATATAACAGGTTATAATTACCGAACTGGCAAAAGTACAATACCGGAAGCCAACTTATTTATTGCCATTATCAAGCAGGCTATTTTTGACACCACATTGATTTTTAAAAAGCATAAAAGAAATACTGAACTAATAAAAAATGTATTTTCAGCCTATAGTTTTTTGTTGCAAAAGCAAAGAATCCTACATTATCTTGATGCAATAGGCATTTCTTACGAATACTTTCACAAAGAGATAAATGCTTATATTAATAAGTTATTCGGTAAAGACATGTCTCTTCAGGAAATAAATAAATTAATTAGAACAAAGTATGATTTAAGCAACTATGATTATATTAAATTAAGGTAATTAATCATTAATAAAAATTAAGTCCGAATCACTAGAGCGGTTACTAAACCGCTCTATATCTTCTCTAAGTATTCGCTTATGTCCAGCAGGGTCTAACACAAAAGACAATTTTCCATCATGCATCCAATCATATATGGTACGTTTGGACTTACCAAACCATTCACTAGCTTCATCCGGTCTTAATAGCGCCTTATTGGGCAGGGCTGTACTGCTCATGCAATCCTCGTAAATACTACGTTCTCCGCTGTAATACCTTCCCTCTGCCTCCGCTCGCGCGAGTGGGGTGTCATGGTGTTGTATTTGTTGTCGGTTGTGAATTTATCACCGAGCCATTTTTTAGCATCTTCTTTTAAATATGGCTGATTCACCTCAATTAGAACAGATTCGCATATATCTTCTGGGTCAATACTTTTTAATACCTCTTCCTCTTGTCCATCTACATCAATCTTAATGTGATGTGGATATAAACCGGTCAACCACCCTATCCTTGATAATGGCAATTTGAATATAAGTCGCTCTATAGTGTTTATATCATCCACACCTTTATAATACATCTGTGAACCGGAACTGCCCATTACATCAGATTTATTTATAATGATAGGTGTAATATCATAAGCATCATTAGATGAATAACCACCAATAGCCGCATATATCGGAATTACAAGATTCTCATTAAATCCATTCAATTCAACATTCTGCACAAGTCGATGGAAGTTTTCTAGCACCGGCTCGATTGCCACTACATTTATACCTTTACTTGCCGCGTATAGCGTATATATTCCGATGTTAGCGCCTACATCATACAAGACTTCACCAGGTTGCATGTCTTTAATCCATGCGAGCGTTTCCGGTTCTTTGCTCCAAAAGGTATCATACCTGTATTTTTCCATTTCGGTTTCAACAATCATCTTGAATCCGGCTACTTCTTTAATATCCATGCGTTCTCCTGTGCTATTAAGAAGTCTTGTTCAGTATTAATGTCTAAATTTTCGGGATATGTTGTAAAATAAGGCAATATATAATCATCGGTTAATCTGCCGTGTCGTATTATATTATCAATCTGATTGATATAGAATAGTCCATCCTGAATGTAATATGTTCTTAAATTGTGAAATGGCAAGTCACAATTAATATGCCTTCGTTCTGCACCCTCAGGATTCATGCAAGCCCAGAGATATATACCATCATCGCAAGACCACATTTTATGGGGATGTTCAACAACAGGTCTTACTGTTCTTAAACTTCTAGCTAATGGGTCTTTTTTATATTTATTCCAGCACGCCCTTATTGTATCCGCAGTCCTAAAAGGATTAGTCGGTCTGAGTATCCCAAAGGCATCTTCTTTGCAATCAAGCGTTTTAATAGCATGTGTAACCCATTCGTAATCGGTAGATGTGTCCTGACTTATCTCTTCCGGTCTTAAAATGGCGCTTGCTCCATATGATGAAGCAATTTCCATTGTTTCCTGACTGTCGGTGCTAACCACTATGTCGGTAAATATCCGACTTTCCAGCGCTGATTTGATAGTCCACGCAATCAAGGGATGACCGCCAAGCATCCGCGTGTTCTTATTTGGGCAACGCTTCGAGCCTGACCTCGCCGGTATAAGGCCGATTATGGTTTCTTTCTTCATTACCAGCAAGTATAACCTCCATCACAGAGTATCTGCTGACCAGCTAGCTCAGGACACTCAACCGCATATCGGATTGTTGCCCTAACTGACTTCTCACTTATAAATCGCCCTGTCGGAATGCTCCTAAGTATATTGCTCCTGAATGGCTCTTTGAACTTGCCTGTATCAACCGGGCCAAAGGCGCAACAGACAGACCTTATATTTTTATTGCCGTATTCCATTGTCAATGAGCGTGAAAGCTGAATCAATGCCGCCTTACTCAGTCCATATGCAACAGGTTTCCGAAATCCTGTAGGATAATTACGCCAATCAGCCGCAACATTGCCCATTATTGAGCCTATATTGATTATTACACCACCACCATTGCCAATCATATCGGGTATAAAGGTATTAATAACCCTTAAAGCGCCCATCAAATTGACATCGAGTATTTGTTCATAGTTAGAGAAATACCCACTTTTGCCTGTTGGGGGATTGTCAATAGCGGCGTTATTCACTATAAGTTTAGGGATTCCAGGTAAATCCAATTTGAATAAATCCACATAATCCTGCTTGGAAATGTCATAATCGGGCAAATCAAGCGCAAATACCCTATATCCAAGCCTTTTAAGCTCATTTGAAATAATTGGTCCTAGATTACCATTCTTGCCGCCTGTAACAACTGCTATCGGCTTGCCTCTGTTTATAATATTTAATAGCCATTTAATCATTCAAGCACCCCCAATGTTACCGGATCACCCATTTTTATATCCTTTAATAATGTCCTTCCAAGTACCTTATCGGCTTCAAATGGATAAAGATTAGCAGAAGGACTGCGAATGTCTAAATATTCCGCATGTATTTCTTCACCCTTCTTTAGATTACATCTGAAATAAAGCCCCTTCTCCATCTTTTTAAGCGGTCCTTTCTCGCTTTCAAGTCTTGTCTTGATACCATCACCCATTGCGAAGCGCATTCGGCGCAAATCCCTTACAAGGTCGTGCATACCTTTTGGTTCAAGGCTTAGCGCGTGGTCTGTACCCTTCCATGTATGATTAATGGTAAAGTGTTTCTCAAATATCCTAGCACCGAGTACATAAGCGGCTAATGACATGCATATCCCGTTATAATGGTCTGATAACCCAATGACCTGATTAGGAAACGCATCACGCATTGATGCGATTGCCCTTAGATTCATCTCATGCGGTTGATTTGGGTATGAAGCCACACAATGAAGCAATGCAAAGTTGTCGTGCATCATAGCATCACAGGCTCGTTTTATCTCATGCAGGGTTGCGCCGCCGGTGCTGAGTATCATAGGCATACCCCTTGCCGATACATGTCTTATCAAAGGCGTATTGGTAAGGTCACCCGATGCAATCTTAATCATCGGTACGCCCATTTCTATAAGCTCATCAGCGGCGTTGAAGTCGAATGCGGTTGCAAAGTATATCAAGCCGTTCTTATTTGAATACTCTTTTAGCTCGGAGTGTTGTTTTATATCAAGCTCAAGTGCCTCTCTATGCTCTCCGTAGGTCTTCCCGAATGACTGAGGGCCGATATAAGGCGCGTTGTATAACTCATCGGTGTATAGTTCCTTATTCGTGCGCTTCTGGAACTTCACCGCATCAACACCGCACCCCATGGCAGCAACAATCAATTCCTTTGCCCTGTCAATGTCCCCGCAATGGTTCTGCCCTATCTCGGCAATGACCATCGAATCGGTATCATCGGCAACCCGTTTCCCATCAATAATAAACTCTCTCATTTATTCACCCCTATCAGTGGTATCCATATCGGTGCGGTCACTAACCACCATGACCACGGTATCTTCCCTCGTGTTTTGAGCCGGTAAAACAGATAAAACAGGATGCTTCCGGCGGCTAAATCGACAAATAAGTTCCAGTATTTCATAATACCAACACCCCTCTTTCGTTATATACTGACGTATCGTCTGCAAATATAGCCCTTGTCCATGCGTTTATAAGCGCTACCATGCCGTCAATCCTATCGGTTGCCTTATCCTTAGCCGGTCTTATGTTTTCATTGGCATCTGCCACCATTACAAGATTATCAGCGTTCCACCTGAGAATTGGATGATTACCATGATTGATTTCATGTTTTAACACCTTAGCAAGCAAGTCCTTTGCTGGCTCGCTCATGGTCTTGGAACCCTGCCTAACTTCAACCATGTTAATACCGTACTCATTATACAATCTTGTCGCTAACTCTGTTGCACCCCAGGGGTCATAACCAAGTTCAACAAGATTATATTTTTCAGCCGCTTCTCTGATATCCCGTTCTATAAACTGATAATCAATGACATTACCGGGGGTTGCTGTAATATATCCCTGTTGCTGCCAAATATGATAAGGCACACGGTCAGACCGTGACCTCTGCATAATAGTATCTTCAGGACAATAGAACTTAGCCTTGACTATCCATCGCTCGGAACCGTTAAATGGAGGGAATACCATTAAAAATGCAGTTAAGTCCTGCCTATTGGAAAGGTCAAGACCGCCGTAGCAATCACGCCCAATCAGGTCCTCATCATTGATAACACCGCCGCAAGCATCCCAATCGTGCATAGGCAACCATCTGGACACCTGCTTTATTGGAATATTAAGCCTGAAGCGTAAAAAGTTCTGATAACTTATAGGGTCTTGCTTCGCCTCTTGGAAATCCTGTCGAATCTTATCCAATGTAAATATCTGACCGATGGATGGGTTTACGCGTTTCCATAATTCTTCATCTTCGGGATTATCCTTTTCGGGATCTGCGAGATACAGCACCGGCAAGAATCGCGGGTCGTGAATAATACCATCCCTGACCTGTATTGCTTTAGTCCTTAATCGCCACCAGATAGTATTTATGTCATAGATGCCGGCTGTTGTGATGACCATAACGATTTGCTGCCGTCTGGCGTAGTCCGTACCCGCTGTAAGAACTGTATAAAGCTCATCATCGGGGTGCGCGTGAATCTCGTCTATGATAACGCATGATGGGTTTAATCCGTGCTTAGTGTAGGTTTCCGATGATAAGACCTGTAAGAATGAGTTTTTGCGCTGGTATATTAGTCTTTTCCGGCTATCAAGGCATTTAATGTGCTTAGATAATTCATCGGAGTTGCGTACCATAGCCGCCGCCGCCTGGTAACATATGCTTGCCTGTTCCCTGTCTGCTGCCGCACAATAAACTTCTGCCCCATGCTCTCCATCATTTGTCAGCATATATAAGCCTATTGCCGCCATTAGCTCAGTCTTGCCGTTCTTCTTCGGAATCTCTATATAAGCAGTCCTGTATTGCCTGTACCCCTCATCATTGACTTGCCCGAATAAAGGTTTGATTAAATCGTTCCATTGCCAATCAAGCAATTTAAACGGCTTACCTGCCCACTCACCCTTAGAGTAAGAGCATAGAGACTCGATGAACTTTTTAACCTTGATGGCTTTTTCGTTACAATATGGCATATCAGTCTTCAAAGAACTCCGATTTCTTTTTCTTGGCTGTCAATGCCAAGCTGCCCAACCGTGCTATCCCGATTGAAGACAATCCAAGTTCCTTGAGTAGTACAATCATTGTGTCTTCATTCTTTTTTCGTGCGCTCCAGAATGGATTGACGATATATCCGTCACCTTTAGGAGATTTTATTATTGGCTTGCCACGCGCCTTATCATGGAAGTCTATTGTTTCAGCATGAAGCCTTGCCACTATCTCTAGCATTGGAGCATTTGCTATTGTCAGCATCCCATAAGACTTGAGTATGTCAGCGTAGTATCTCCAAGCCTTGCGCTCTTCCTTTGTTAATATATCGGGACATTTGGGTATAAGATTTGATTCAGGCTCAAGCTCCGAGCGCTCGGCAAGGTCACCATAGAGTTTTGGCTTTTCTAATTTGTGCTGTGCCATTGGCTTGGGAGGTCTACCGCCCATTAGTCAGCCTTCCTTATGTCTATACCTGGGAATGCGTCTGTCATGCGTTGAAGTATTACGGCGCAGTAGGCGGGGGATATTTCAATCATCCGGCATTTGCGATTTGTGTTCTCGGATGCGACCATAGAAGACCCGCTACCTCCGAACAAATCAGCCATTATTCCTTTTTCAGGACAACTATTTTTGATGGCATTTATTATAAGTTCAACTGGTTTCATTGTTGGATGGAGGTCGGATTTTAATGGCTTATCAATATCCCATGTTGAAAATTTATATTCTCCTTTGCCGTAGAAGTCATGCACCTTTATCCACCCGAACAATATGGGCTCATGCTTATAATTATAATCGGTTCTTCCCAACACATGATTATTCTTTACCCATATAATCATATGACGCAAGATGAGGCCCGCTTTTTGCATCATCATCATCATCATCAATAAATCCCCACCTTGCGGGGCGGTTATATAATAGCTTGACCTTTCGGCTAGGATTTCCTTGATGCAACAGAATGCCGGATAAATTATGTCATCAGCTAGACTTTCAATCGTTTTATGGTCACCTTCTATTTCAGTTTGGATGCGATTTCCCCGGGAAAACGCATTGAGGTACTTGTTCTTGTCCGCATATGCCACGCCATACGGGGGATCAGTAAAGATCATATCTGCCTTGCCGCCGCCCATAACCCTTTCAACATCTTCCTTCTTTGTGCTATCCCCGCATAGTAGCCTATGCTCACCGATAAGCCACAGGTCACCGGTCTTGACCTGCCAGTGCATGTTCAGTTCCTCTGCTCTATCAATCTGAGGCTCGGCATCCTTTGGTTCTTCTTCTATCTTCATCCAATCGTCGGGAATATCAATGCCCCACTCGGCCAGCGGCAAGTCTGACCATTCGTTTGCCAACAGGTCGAAGTCCCATTCGCCGAAAGCCGCGTTATCCTTGATGACAAACTCGCGCTTCTGGTCTGCCGTCAGGCCCTCGGCTATCTTAATAATACAGTTCTTTTCGCCAAGTTCCTTGAGTGCCAGATACCGCATGTTGCCGCCCAGGATGACCATGTCCTCATCGACAATTATTTCCCTTAGTTCCTTCATCTCAGGGAAATCGGTCAGCGACTTCTTGAGGTTCTCCATTTTGCGCTTGTCTATGCGTCGGGGATTATTCGGGTTCGGCTTGATTGCTGATAGCTTGACAGACTTGACCTGCATCAATTCCTCCATTTCCAAAAAACTCGTGCGAGGGCAAACACGGGTAATAGAGCCCTCTTCCCAAGGATGCAACCCACCCCCTCGCATAATTTTTGGAAAACTTTTTCCATTTTATTTTTATTATTCTTGGAAAACTTTTTCCATTTTATTTTTTTATTATTCATTGCTTAATCCTATCATGTCTTATCTCATGGCATCGATGGCATAGGGCTACACAGTTATCAGGGTCAAGCAGTTCACCACCTTTGTCTATTGGTATTAAGTGATGAGGCAATGTTGATGGCTTATTGCAATCAATACAAATAGGATTACGTTTTAGAAACCATACTCTAAATTTGCGCCATGCAGGGGATAGGTAGATTGGGTCTGTTGGCTTACCTGAACGCCTGTGCGATAAGACTATTGGATGTACAGGGCAAGGTCTTAGGTGCTTACATCCATTAACCTTGCATGGCTTAGGACATGCTACGGTACTGATATTAACCCCCTACTTATTAAACCCCATACGCGCAAGTAATCCACGCATCCATATAAGTAAGACCCCCGTCTCCTTATCCTTTTTACCCTTATCCCTTTTATCCTGACCGAATAAGGCCTGATGACGCAGATAGTATGCTGGCTTCTTCTTATAATCGTCAGCAATCATCTGTCTACAAGCCTCATCCATTATTATATTTATCCTTTGCCCCACCACTTCAGCAGGGCATCAATCAGTTTTTTATTATCGCCTTTAAGCCTGTTGGTACTGTTGGAGGTACAGTATCAATCTTAATTGTGATTGGGGTTGTTCGTTCGGATATGTTGCCCGATGTATCGCGTGCCGCTATACTGTATGAATAGTTACCATCTGCTCTGGTAAGTGTGCATATTGTAGTCGGATGAGCAATCGTCTGGACAAGAACATCGTTCTCATAAACAAGATATGACTGCATGTCCGGTTCAGTATTTACATTCCAGGTTATTTCTATTGTCTTCATGCACTTGCTCCCTGATAAACATAAACTTCTGATGCGACTGGAATGTGACCTGTAAATATTTCATAATCATCAGAATCAGAAATAGTTACTGTGCCGTTTGTATATGTCCAATTCGGATAAACATTAGGAATATAAGGATAATATGGTTGAATAGGTACATAAATAGGTTGAACATCTATCCTTCCACTTGGCTCAGCCATTTCCTCAGTAATCCTTTCTATTAACTTGCCATCCTTGTCAAACTTATCAGTTATGCGTTTTATAGTTTCCATCATGCACACCTCACTCTTTCGTTTATTGCCCTCATGCTATCTTGCTGTTAAATGCATCAGCGATTGAAGCGACAATAGTCTCGATTTCTTCAGGGGTGAGTTTCTTGTCTGCCGCTGCTGCCCATATCTGGTTAAGCAGTTTTTTCACAAAATCTATGCCGGTATTATCAAGGGCAACTTTCAGGCCCAATGCTGTAACGACATCAATAACAGTATCAATTATCTCATCTACTGTAATCTTGCCGTCTGACAATGCTGAAACAAGGTCTTTTACCAGGACACCGATGATAGGTAATATCTTGAACCAACTTACGCTTGCCATATTTCCCCCTTAGTTTTCTATGTTTTGTGGGTTGACTATTGCATCAACCGCTTTATTTAATGTGTTATTTGTTTCATCCTGCTTACATGGAACTATTGATATTGCCTTTTCCACCTGTGTCGATGTTGCTTTTATGACCTTTTGAGCATCTGCCTTATTGCCTGACCTGTTGAGTATAAAAGTTATTGCCGCCATCACAGTCCCGACAAGCTCAACCAGGGTTATCATCTTCAGGTAATAGGCAACTCCGGCAATCACAACAGAAAAAACACAGGAAATATATGTCTTCTTTCCGTCAAGTGCTTTGAGTAATTCTGATACGGTTATCATATTTTCCCCGTTATGACTAACGCCATTACTCCGCCTAGAACTGCCCAAGGTACAGATACAAACAATGATCTCCATCCCATTTTTTCTTCAAGGCTTGATAATCTATTTTGTATATCCAACATAAAGGCGCATTGTATCTGCCTCCATTTCTCATCATCAAGTGCCTGTACCGTATCTTCTGATAATAATCCACCTAGCAAATCTTTTGTCTTGGCATCCGTCATAGTATCTCCCAATGTGGAAGGTCATTGAATTTCTGGTCATCTAAATTATTATCATTATCCCAATCGCCACCCCATCTAAGCCTTAACCCCATCTGTTGTGCTATTGTTTTTGCATGACCAGCCAATATATAAAATGCTCTTGAGTCATTCCACATAAGACCATAATGAGAACTGAATGGAACTATATCTACTGCTTGAGATGGATTAGAATTATGCTTTGAGGTTGGCCACGGTGTCTTTGATTTTTTTTCTGCAACTGCTTTATCTTGTGCGTCTTTATTTCTATAACTACATATGATTGCAAAGTCTGTATATTTAATTAGCTCATCAAGCCATGCCTGTAATTTAGGATCAGCGTTTCTTCTTTGAATCATGGATGATGACCCAAACTTAGGCATTACATAAACCACCCAATGATTATTGTTGTTGCAATATAACTGATAGCCAATGTTGCCAGACAGACGCGGCCTTTATGATTATTAAAAAAAAGCCCCACCGTTGCGATGGGGCGAAGAAAGGAGGTATTATGTCGGATATTTTTTTCTGACGTTATGCTTAAAACTTTACGCGTCATAGTTCCCGTATGAGAACCTAGGGGCGCAATGTCAAATAAATTTATTAAATCTCAAGATTTTGTTGGTTGAAGATGTTGCAATCTTTCCATCGCCGCCTTAATGCACTTACCCTCACTAAGACCGCATCTGTTCCAGTCTTTATGATGTGCGCCGCGAATATAGCCCTCAAGTATGCTTATAATTTCGGCATCTGGGAGTAGCCTTTCACCTATGCCTAGATATTTACCACCTTCGGATATGTTGCGTTTGAATCCAATATGCTCAATCCAATCGATTTCTTTGTTATCCGTCCACTCCTTATCATAATCTGCAATTTTTATCATTTAGCCTCCATATTATTGCCACATGTGTCGCAAATTGGTTCAGACACAAGCTGATATATTTTTATTAGCCTTGGACTTCCTTTAACCGCCACTGCTCTTGCTGCTCCGCTTTTATTTATAATGTCCACAAGCTCCAAGGCGTAGGACTTCAATCGTTGATATTTCCTTCTTGGCGGTAAATGCACAATCATCAATCACCCCTCTTGCCTATCGTGAACATGGCACAGGCGCCCCAGCCGACGATTGTACCGACAAAGCAACCGATAAAGAATGCGATCATCCTTTCCCCCTCTTTATTTTTTTGACCTTCGCATAGGTCTTTAAATCCAACTGTAATTGATTATACTCCTGATACGTCGGGCATGGTACTAAAAAATAGATTCCGTTCGGGGTTGACAGACGGCCTGATTTAATTATTTGATTCATTTCTCTGGTTGCATCTATTTTATACGCTATATCTACGATTACCAACCCGATTATCAAGCCTGCAAGAAGACCTAGCATAAAATCTTTCATCCCTCACCCCTTCTCGAACTTCCAGAAGTCTGATATTGATTTGATTTTCATCTTTTTGTCATTACGTTGGCAATCATATCCTTTTGCGCCCCAGTCGTCTTCAAAGATAAACCAGTCCATTGCATCCAGTTCTATGCCGTAACGCTCGCATATGTGGTAACGGATCATTGTAAACAAGTCGGTAATAGAATCTATTATCGGCGAACTAAAAAGATCAAATCCTACAGATACCAATGCATCGGTATTAGCATCAACTTTATCATGCAAATTCATAAACTCCGTCATGTCCTTGATAAACTGCTTCTTATCTTTATCCATAACCCCTCCTTTTTTGCTCAACTCACTGAGCATTTTTCCTTGCAATTCAGGAATCCCATTCCCGTTTTTCCTTGAAATTTCGAAGTTGAGCTTTCATTTTTCAATCTTATAAATTATTATCGCCGATGGAAACGGTGCACTGTTTTTACTATCCCCAAACTTTAAACGCCCTTTAATGAATCGGATCTCGCTCGCCTTCATGATATAATTGTGCCAATATTTTGTATCCGTGCGACTCGGAATAAGCATAACAACAGTTTTGCCCTTCAAGGCTTCTTCATATGATTTTTTGCACCATGCCGATATTTGAGAATACGGCGGATTTACAAAGTTGCTCTGTCCCCATTCTATTGTTAAACCATCTACGTCAGGACTTGGATTTAAAGGGCAAGGGTCAAAATCAAAGCAGAACTCAGCATTAAGCCCATCATAAACGGCTTGCGGCGTTTTCCAATTATCCGACTGGCTCTTAAATAATACTCTGTTCATAATTTCAATCATGTATCTCCGGTATGCCGTTTTAGCGTCCGTCCATCCAATCGGGCGCACCCTTTTTGTCTCTTATCTGTACGCCCGTTTAAATCCAATGTAAATATGTTTTCGCTCATTCTTCTGCTTGTTTCGTTGTGGGTTCACTGAGGTTGGGTGCCAACCTTTCCATTCCCATCAGAAAATCATACACGCTGTCGGAATTATAGAAGCGTTTGGTTCTGGATGCGGGGATGTACCTTAAGCCCCTTTGCCTTAATGCCGCCAACTGAATCTTGTTTACTTCTAATGCCTGACATAGTGTTTCCTCTGTTAGTAGATTTTCCAGCTTCATCTTTTATTCTCCTTTCGATATAAGTTAGTATTTGTACTACTATCAATCTCGTGTCTTCGCTGTAACTTGTTCCCTCTGGTAGAGCTATCCGAATAGGCTCTATACCGCTGTAGCCTTTTAAGCCTGACAGATACTCTTCGTAGTCGGTCGGGCCAGAAATCAATTCAAACCTTTCAAGCTCATCAAGGAATGCTCGCTCAAGTATCGCATGGTCTGAACCCTCAAGACCCAAACCGACCATGAAATCAGCAAGGATGATTGCAAGCCGCTTTCTTGAATGTGCATCGGTTCTTCCCTGCCTGATTCCATAACCTTTAATAAGCTCGTTTAAATCTTCTTTTGTAACATTCATAAGCCCTCCTTATACGTCCGTTTCGTCTTGGTCATTTTAGAGCCTCCTATGTTTATCATACATATGAGCCACACGCTCTACATTCCCGATGGTCTGGCTCTTTAACGCATTCGCCTGGAATATATGTATATATTGTCTCTATCATATTCACGGGATGTGGGCACGGTCTGGCCCTTCTTCTTATTTGTTTATGGTGACATTTAAGATGCTCATAGAACACATGCGTAAAAAATTCATCCTCATCTACAATGTATGATTTATTGTAATAACAAAATGATCCCTTCTTGATTGGCTTACGACAAAAGATACACTTGTGTTGTGTTCTACATATTATTTTCTTTTCAACACAGCTCTTGCTCATTTTATCGCCTCCACGATTACTACGCAGCATTCAGTCTTATCCGTGTATAATTTAACGCACGAAACTTCAGCCACACATGAATCATCGGGATAGGCTAATTTGTTCAGGCTATCGGCAATCGCCTTGATGATATTATCGGAATCGGGCTTGCCTATATGATGGAATGGGGCATCATCTTTTAGAACTGTTGTCCTTTTGCCCGTTCCATAATGCGACTTCGGGCGCATAAACTCTGCTGATATTAACAATCTGGCCGGCCCGTTTATCATTTCCCCTTTGGCTTGCATGAAGCATGTCTTGACTAAGTTCTCAAATTGCACGGTCTCTTTTGGTGTGTAACAATGCCCCTTCTTGGTCATGCGTGGTCTACCCTTGCCCCTAATGGCTGGTACGATAAAGCTAGTCATAATATCCCCCTATCGGCAAACGCTTACCCATTGTTGACCTCTAATTGCTCCATCTTCTTGCCCTTCTTCTTTTCGGGCGGCTGCTGTTTCTTGCCAACTGCACCACAATGAGGACACGGTGCATAGTCCGGTTGGAAATAAGGCGGCTCATTCCCTCCCATAACTCCGATTTTATCATACTTTATGTCTTAACCACCTTGCTACCGTGCTAAAACTGACATCCAATCTATCACCAATCTCACGGCATGTTATGCCTGATTCCTTCATTGACCTCATCTTATGAATCAATGCAGGGTCAATCTTATTCCAGCTTGGCCGGTTGCCTTTCATCTTAATCTTACTCCCGTCAAGGGATTATCCTGCATAATCTTTTTAACCGTGTCTATAGGCATATCTTTAAACATGGGTGAGCTATAACATTGTTCTAACCATTCATTTGTGTGATGAGGTTTATACGGTATTACGTTACCTCTGGATTTGGGGTCAGCAACAAACATTGAACCTTGTTCCCTATACGCCGTGTATATTCGGTTCTCGACTTGCAGATAGAACCCAGGGTATGACCTCGATTCACCGTTGTAGCAGATGGCACAATGTCCACCGACAGGCTTATTATCTTTGATGTAATACACCGACCCGCAATAGCATCGAATACAGCCTCTCTCTTTACTCTCGGGCGGGTGTATCTTTTCATATTCAGCTCTGCGCTCCCGGCAAGCAGATATAAGCTGACCAAGTGCCGGAAAGGTTTTGTTATCTGATTCAAGGATTGAGTTGATTGCCTTCAGGACAATCTCGGTATCAAAATACTTTATCTTTTCGTACATAATATTAAGTTTATCGTCTGATATTCGATGATTATAGTATTTACCAAGCATATCCATAGCAGATGTGTATTGACTGGCATCACATAACATTTTCAGTTTCCTCCCTTAATTTTTGTCTTTCAATGAACCTTGCCGCAACAGCTTCAAAGCTATCCGATAAGTCAACCTCGTCTTCCCATCTGTGGCCGTTCAGCCATGTTGAAGCTAATGGTATATATTTAGTTTCCCTGTCTGCAAATATATTCTTATTTTGAGTTTCTAATATTTTTAGCAATGCATCGAGTTCGGGTCTTATACCGTTTAAATTATTCCATGCTTTTTGGGCTGCATCTTTACCTTCTTTTCTGGGATATATTTTCCAGAAACTTAAAAAATCATCAGTATATATTATTTTAGGTTTTTTAGATTTAGAAGAAGAAGAAGAAGAAGAAGAAGAAGGGGTCGGTTTTTGGTTAGGATTTTGGTTATCCAAATTATTTTTAGTTTTCATAAGATTAGGATTACCACCCAAACTTCCAACCTTATGTCTTATTTGACTTATTTCAGCAGACCTCACCATACGCCTATTTATTATGGTTGCACTTTGGTTAACCAAAACCTCTCCTGACGCAATACCTTTTTCAATCAAAATTTGTAAAATTTTAATCGTTTTTTGTTCAGTTTTTCTCAGAATTCGTGACCATTCTTTGATGGGTTTTGTCATTTCACCGCACTTATCTGCCCACCATAAACGGCAACATATTCTTATCCATGCTCCCTCAACTTCAAGGTCTTGATCGTCCAAATCCCTAGTCCAGTCAGAGGGATAAAATGGAAAAGATGGATTCTTGCCCATCCCTAAAAACCTGCCATATCGTCTTTTAATGATTGTAAAAATTCCTTGCAGGTCTTGTTATCAACTGTCGGACAATTAATAACAAAGTTTATGAGGAGTTGGGCATTATTCCTATTGGGAACTTCCTCATATTTTATCCATCGTCTAACGGTTTCCTGGTTGCGCTTAATACCATAGGAAACTTCCTGTATTCCAATTTGGTCTTCTATTATTTTTCTCCACATAAAAAATGTATAATCCAAATAGGAATAAATGTCAAATATATTTTTTAATATTTTTTTTGTTGACACCCATTTTATTATTTGATAGGATGGGATTAATAAATCAGGGATGTAATTATGACTTGTCCGACAATGGCTGATATAACGTATGAAGAGTTCAAACAGGCGGCAAGCCGGATGATTGATGAATCAGTAGCAAAAGCAAAATAGACCTCAAAGCGGTTGGAGGTGCAGCTTGAGCAAAAACACCGAAGGCAAACCGATAGCCACGTTAACCGTTAGGGGCGCGTGCGATCTTAACCCGAAAACCAGAAAAGCACTCGTAAGCTGGGTGCGCGAACAAGCGCAGACAATAGAGCTTCAAAATCACGAACTGGCAAAAACGTATTCAGCGCGCTTTTGGAGGTGCAAATGAGCGATTACGGTTGGGTAAAAAAACATGACGAATTATTATTGGCGGTTGGGCTGATACATGAAGCATTACAGTTGCTTGGAGATTCAGACGACCGTGAGGCAAAAAAAGAAGCGCGGAGATTGTTGCTTCAGGCGCTGCGGAAGGTGATGTCAATTCCACTACCGGTGAATAGTTATGATAAGGGTTGCACAAGGGAAGGCGAACAGAATCACCGGGAGGTTGAGACGTGGCAATCCGTAGCGGAAATCGA